AGGGTTACGCCCATCACAGTTTTTTTATTGCCTTCGAGGCCTTCCAGTAGTGCCCCTTTAGTTTCCTGCCAGCGGCTTTCTAGTAGTTCTGACATTTTCATGTTCTCCTTATTTGATTCCCGCTAGACGACGAATATCTAATACATTAGATACTGCGTCTGCACTACTAAATTGTTTAGTATTTTCTTTATTGCCTGTTACTTCTGTGCCTTCTGTAAGTGCCTGTCGCTTACTAGTTGTGTTTCCTTCCAGTACAGTTGGAAGATACTTGTTGTAAGAGTCTTCCAATTTATCTGTTTGTACGCCTTCTAGTAATTCTGTCATGATCTCTTTCTGCGATGCAGATAGAGGACTCATTAACTCGTACATAACGCCAATACGTTTTGCATCATCTTTGGATTTAGCAATTTGTAAATCTTTTGATTCTGCTAGGCGTTTGGTTTCTGTTATTTTTTTGACTGCTTCCGCTAGTTGCTCTTCTTTTTCTTTAAGAGCTTTCATCATCTTAGCCGCTTCTGATTTCTCATTTACGTAACTATGCTGATATTCTGTAGCGAACGCTTCAAAGATTTTACGACCAAAGTCGTGTCTGCGAGCCGCGTCGATGTCTTCCTTAAGTTGACCAATTTCTTTGTTAAGTGAATCAGTAACTGTCTGTTCAACAATCTTGGCGCTCTTTTCAACAAATCTACTTTTAATTTCTGCAAACTTGTCTTTTGCTTCTTTAACTAATCTAACTTTAGTTTCGGCTAGATCCTTTTTATCCTTCGCAAACTCGGATATTTCTTTTGCCAGTGCTTCAACGACAAATTCCTCTAGTTTAGTAAAGTTCTCTGCCATCAATTTTTGATCTTCGTGAAGCTCTGCAACTTCTTTAGCCAATGATTCTTTTAAGAACTCATCAAGCATATCTGAGTGTTCGCGAATTGCTACATGATATTTTGCTTTTGCTTCCGCAAGTTGCTTTCTATCACTGCTGAATTCTTTGATTTCAGATTCAAGACGATCAGAAACCATTTGATCAATGGCTTCTATCATTAGACTTTTGTCGTGTTCGTACTTTTGTGCGAACTCTTCACGTAGCTCAGAACGTACTACATCTTTATTTTCTGCAATACGAGCTTCCCAAGCATTTTCGATCTCTGCTCTGACTTCTTCGGAAATAACGTTGTTTTCAAATAGATTTTTAAGTGCGTCCAACATTTTCATGCTCCTCTGTTATCTGAGCCCGTTGATGATATTCACCAACTGATTCTTTAAATAGTTTTGTGCCTGTTTATCTTTTGCCATTTCAATAGCCTGATATCCGCCACGAGCATTCATCAAATGCTCATAGATTGGAGTGGGATATGCACCTGGGGCTGATGGCTGAGCAACTATATCAACTGTAATAATTTCAAAGTCACTTACTTGTCCTGAACCGTCTTCACTGACTGAACCGGAACCCCTTGAACTTACTCCTAACTTCACACCGCTTTCTAACATTGTTTTAACAATATTACCCATTGGTGTTGGAATAATTTTCATTTTGCCGTAACCATTTGGACCGTCCATCCACATTTGAGTTATCATGTGACTGACGCGGTCCAAATTAATCTTTAGATCGTCTGGATGATCAACTTCTCCGAGAACTGAATATCCGCCGCTGACTTGGTCGTTGAGCGTTTCGACAGCCCTGCTGATCTCATTAACAGGATAGACACGCTGGTTTGCGTTTCTGATTCCGCCTTGGATACAAATACCTTTTAGGAAAAGATCCTTTGTACCATCTTTGTTCTCAGCAGACTCAACCACAATTCCTGCTTGGTCGAATGTTAGATTCTCACGAAGATACATCATCTTCAACTATCTCCTTCTTAAGAACCAATTGTGCTTTTTGCGTTATCTGAACCGCTTTCACTCTTGGCCTTAGCAGATGTCATGCTTTTTGATGCTTTTCCGCCTGGTACGTTTACGTTCCCTGCGTTATCTTCTTTAGCACCTGGAGCACTTCCACCTTTTTCTTCGCCGCCCTTGGCTATATTTGCTGAAGTACCGCCCATATCATTTTTACCTGCTACGGGTGACTTTGCTTTGTTGTCTTCGCCTTTTGGCTCAGCAACTTTTTCAACGTACTCACGTACATTTTCTTTTTCAGCATCGTCGTCTTCATCTTTGGCTTCATAAGCAATGGACTCTTCTTCTGGCTCTTCCATATCGTCTTCGCCTTCTTCGTCACCCATTTCTTCTTCGCCTTCACCTTCGTCGGCATCACCACCTTCTTTATCGCCCATCATTTTTTCAAATTCTGAACGAAGGTCGTCTAGAGCGTCTTCTAGGTCTACAACACGGTCTTCGATGTCTTCGCCATCTTCACCTTCTGCATCACCTTCTTCGCCCGCTTCTTCACCTTCTTCGTCGCCTGCTTCAACGTCAGCCATCATATCATCTGTGGCATCCATTTCAGGCTCTTCTTCAAGGTCAAGCTCTTGATCGTCGAAGTTTTCTTCGACTTTCTCTTCTTCTGAATCATCTTTTGCTTCTTCTACGTCTAGTTCTTCATCTTTAGACTCTTCTTCAGCGATGATTCCTTCATAGATATCTCTTGCTTTTTCTACAACGATATCATGGAATAATTCTTGTGCTTTTTCTTTGTCTTCATTGACAAGTAATTCAAGCATTTGTTCAAAATTATTACGATCAGACATTGTCTCCTCC